AAATGAATTGATTCTTCTGCAAGCCATCTTTTTGCAAACTCTAATTGGGTTAATTCAAGCTCATTACCAAAAACATCTTTTAATATTTGAGTTGAATCACCATTTGGATCAAAAACGAATTCACCAGTAACATCGTCAACATATCCTTTTACTTCGTATTTTCTTTTTGTTTCATCTTTAGGGTTCCAAGGCTCGTCTTGCCCTGTTATACCGCTAGAATCTACACCAATAGTGTCATTCCAAAGATCAGACATAGTTTGTGTTTCTTTAGGATCTTCGGTTATATAATTAAAGCCGCTAGCTGCTATATTTTTTATTGCTGCTTCTTTACCAACGGGAATACCGTTTTTATCTTTTTTCCACGCAAGATTAACTATGTTTTGAGATCCATCTCCAGACTGCGTGGTTTCAAAATCATAATAAGTTGTATTAGGCTGTTGAGGTGTTCCAACTAAAGATGCAGCTCCTTTATATTCATCTGTAAGATCAGCAATTGTTCTAAAATATTTTTCAGGGTCGGTCCCGCCATTGGTTACTCGCATGTATTCATCTATGTTAAATACATTTTCCACATCACCTTTGTCGTTTACATCATACAAAACCAAGTTTCCGCGATCATCCATTATTCTAACATTACCACCTTCTACAAGATTTAAAAGCAACTGCTGCTGAGCTGTAGGTACGCCGCCTGCTATCGCGCCAGCTTTACCAAACCCAATGTTTAAATTTTCTTTAAGCTTTGCGGCGGCTGTTAATATTTTTGGAGCATATTCCTTGTATTTATCTACCTGAGTATTTATATCTGACAACGCTCTCCTTCCTAGAGCTAAATCTATGCCACTACTAGGATCATCCATTGCCTGTTTTATTTCAACATACTTATCAATTAGGCCATAAAAATATTCATTTTTACTAGTTTCAAATTCGCTGTCAAATCCAGAAAAAGAGCCCTTAACCATTCCTACTTTATCATAAAGCAATTGGCTTGTTTTATTTCGGTCTTGCAAAAGTTTTAGTTGCTGTTCTTTTTCGTGCTTTATATTTTGTCTACGCAAGTTTATACCCGCAGCAATACTTGAACCAACATTAGCAATAGATTGTCCAACCGAACTCCAGTTAGCTCCGCCGCTCCCTCTAGATCCGCCAGATCCGGAGATTCTAGAAGCTTTTATTGTTGGTATGTTCCAATTTAGTTTTTCCATGTTGCTTTATTATTTATCCTAATCCTGGTATTGCTGAGCCAAGTAAACTTCCTCCCATACTAGCTAGACCACCAAACGCTGCGGCTTTTCCTGCTTGTGCTTGTGACCGCTGTGCAGATGCTTGCTGCTGTTGGCCCGCTAATCTTGCAAGCATATTCTCGTCTCGCTGCTCTTCCATTTCAAAAGCATATGCTCTACCTTGTGCGTTAGCATTTTGTAAACGCATTTCATCTTGCATTTCAGTGTTTTGCATTCTTACGGCTTCTTGGTATTTAGCTTTTTGAGCAGCCTGTTCGCCTTCAGCTCTCATTTTTTCATTATTAGCTTCTTGGCTTTCTATACTAGCTGATATTCCTTTTTTACTTTGTAAGGCAGCTTGTGCTAATGCTGTAGCTCCACCAGCGCCAGCTCCTGTGGCTAGCAATGTATCTAATGTATTTGCAAGAGCTATATCTGCTTCTTCCGCCTGCATTTCCGCAGCTTTAGTTGCAACGCCAAGCTTGCCAAAAGGATTATTTAAAGTGTTTTGTAGATCTGAAGCTAAATCTGAAACAGAAGACATTTGGTCATACGGATTTATAATGCTTTGTCTATTGTTTTCAATATAGTCCATACGAGCTCTAGCGCTTGCCGCTGCTCGACCAGCTCTTTTAGCTTCTTTGCCTGCTGTTACTGCGCCTGCGACGGATCCACCAACCGCTAGCGCGCCGCCTACAATTGCTGTTGCTACTGCCATAGTTTATATGTTTTTTATTATTTCGTATGAAGGGTCTTTATCAACGTGCCACCCTAATTTTTTATGTGTTTCTATTAAATGTCTGTTTCTACCAATGGAGAACATGTGCACTTTACCCAGCGCTTTACAAGCATCCTCTGCTGTCGTTATAAGCAACTCTAAAGCTTGTTTTCTATCTTTATCTCTGTATTCTGGATCTGATACAATCCATTCCAATAATACTGCGTCGGAGTTTGTTAAATATATAAACCCCGCGCATATTGGCTTACCATTTTTTTCAACCATGAACCCACCTTTACCATTATCGGGTAAAAAGCTTTTAGGTGGATTAACCCATTTAGGCCACGCTTCCCACCATTTACATAAGGTTTTCCAATCGTTGTCTGTTAATAAACGTGATTTTAATTCCATATAATTTAATTTAATAAGATGATTCTACATATTCCGTAGAAACGGCAAATAGCTCTTTAGGTGTACCCACGCTGGTGGAGTCGTCTACCTGCATTGTTATTGTTGCAAAATATCCTTTTATACCTGACATTGTATTACCAAAGATTACTTCGCCTTGTGATGATTGAGAATTGTTTTTAATTACGGCCTTATACTTTCCTTCTTTTTTCATAAATCCAGCATAGTTTATAGGAGGAACTGCTCCTGGCGAAATAGCACTTTGCCCAATGTTTGGCGGTATCGCTGAATCGTAAGTCCCTTCAAGATAACTCAATATGGGTAATGAAATATCATTTTCTGAAGTTACTATATTGGTAACTTCCCACCCGCTATCACCTTCGTAATTAATTGTTTTAAATAGCTTTGACAAGCTAGGTTTAGCATTAATAACAAATTTTATTTGAGCAGGAACTCTTGTTCCATAAAAACTGCCGTTTTCAACTAACTGGTCATAGTGTTGCCAAACCTGGTCCGCTGTTGTAGTGTAAAATTTATTTTTTAAACTAAACATAAAATCTGGTATATAAGACATGTAGCTAGTCCAACCTTTAACTCCCTCGTCAAAAACAAGTGTTTCATTTAAAGTAGTCAGCGCGGATTCGGCTTGTAGTGATAACACATATTGCTTGGAGTGAACATCAAAAGCGCCAATTGCTTGACCGCCATTAATACCCACCATTCCTAAGTTATCTCTAAAGTAATCAACCATTCCATATCTAGAAATCTCTTCAAGCCCGTCCATTGAAAGTCTCATAACCGCGTTTCTAGATGCGTCTGTAAAATATTTTCTAAACCCATAAACAGCAAAGCTTTCAGGGTTTTTACTTATTCCGTATTCACCAGCATAAGGTTGAATTGTACCTATAGTAGTGTTTACGTTTGTAACAGCGCCACCGCCTTCGGCTGTATATATAGCGTCTTTGTCTATTAAAGCTCTGCTAACTTTATTTTCTTGGAATATAATAAGGTTAGTATCTTCCGCATATAGCTTTTGTATGCTGCCATTCGCAGGGTCTGCTGATTTTGTAATTTCTTCCGCTACTGAGAATACATTAGTATTATTAACCCCTGTTCTAGAATTAAATATACCTGAATATATCAAGCTATTGGGCCTAAGTGAAGCGTTTGGTTCAGGTTCTACTGCGTATGCTTTTACACCATATCCTACCTCAACATTATTAAAACCACCTCTTAATCTAGACTCTTCAATAGCCCAATTAAAATCATCTTGATCGGTACCATTGTATGCAGACAGTGGATATACAGGCCATATAGTGTTATTTGCTGTGGTAGCGGTTATAAGACTAGGCCATGTGTTGTCCTTGTCTTCTGTAACCACCTTCTTTAATACAAAAGAGTTAAAAAATTTAACTTCTACTGCGTATGCCATTTAATTATTATTACTTATTATTCTTATAACCTACGGGAAGTATGCAAATGGATCACGGATAACACTACCATGCGTAGCATTTGATCCTGCAAAAATTTGCCCAACCTCTCCGTTTGTAAGCAATCTTGCTTTATATGTTCCATTGCCTCGTAGCCCACCGTCATATACTGTATTTTGTGTTTGAATATTTGGGGACACATATCTTCTGCCGGTTTGTTTTAATACTATATTAGAGTTTTCTGTTAAGCTATACCCCGTAAGATATTCCCCATATTGTAATGGAATAGTAAGCTCTTTGTCTTCAAAAAATTGCTCTACATATAAATGTTTGAACGCACTAGCCCAAACTCTTTTAGCGTTTCCTGGATTAGTAAAAGTGCCTCCTGGTGCTTTTACGCCGTACGGGTCATTTGCATAAGTGGGCCCTACCACGGGGCATGAGGAACCTGAAGGCGCAGCCTTAATCATATATTCATATGAAAAAGATGGATTTTGTGGTGGGTCTCCGCAAGGAGCACAGGCTGGGGTATCATAAAAACCGTCTTGCGCGTAAATTAAAACCATCCCCATATCTCCGGTAAAATCCGAACAGCTGTTGGGATTTTTATAACAAGGACCATCTCCTGTTAATAAGTTTGAAATAACTCTATATGATCCAGCACCTTCAAAAATTCTATATCTGCCATAGCCTCCGCCGCCACCCCCGTTGGACACTTGATATACGGCTCCTGGAAAAGTAGTTGGCTGATTTTGCACAGACCCTGTTGCGAATAAGCCATAAAACGCATTATTCTGACCTCCTCCGGTCCACTCTTGAGTACCTAAGCCAGAACCAAGGCCTTTTATATCGCTTGCTGGTCCCCAGGTGTTGCTGCCAGCAGGCCTGTATTCTACATAAAAATCATCAATATGATAGCACGCCATACCGCCAGTATAAGGTTGGAAAGTATTAGGCTCTTCGCAATAACCAATACCACACTGCACTTCAGCCGTTATCATTAGCCTTGAATTTGCAGGCAAATCTATTAATCCAATATCACCCCCACAGGATGTGTCTGAGTTGCCTAATGTGTTTACTGTGTTAAAATTAGAAAAACTACCCTGTGAACCAGAAGGGCATCTTGAGGTTTGGTCATCAAAGCTAACTACAATTTCAGAATCACCCCCGCCAGGACTACTGTTTTGTAGTACTCTAACGCTTTCACCTATATTATATCCACTACCTGGATTATTTACTGTCACCTCTAATATACCACCGCCATTCAATGGTGTATCTGCAACTATATCAAAAGTTAACCCAGACCCATTACCACTAGACCCTCCAGTATAAGCCGTTGGAAGATTAGTTGCTGTTGTGTAATCGCTTCCCGCGTTTAAAATAGGCGCGCCGTTTAAAACTGTAGCATTAGCGTCCCATTGTAAAGTAAAATTATCTCCATCGTATGATTCACCAAGTGGAGACCCATTACAAACATCTGAAAACGCCTCCGGAACTTCAACGAGTCCATAATTAACCACTACGTCGCATGTATCAAATAAAAACCCTGGCCCACCTGCCGCGTCTATTACTTTTATAGACAAAGGATAAGACCCTGTTGGGGTGCCGTTAGCTAAAACTAAATTACCCGTCGACGCGTTAATATCAAACTGTATATCTGTTCCGGAAATAATCTGGCTGTTAGTTCCGTCGCTAAAGCTGAATATTAAATCTAAAGCATTTCTAGTTGCATCGTTAGTCCCGTTAGTTGCCGTAAATGTAAATAAATTTGTAACACCTGGTAAAACATTTAATGCCCCTGATTGAGCAACACTACAATTTGTTATTGTGGGCTCATTGTTTTGTAAACTTCCTTGGAAAAATACAGCAAGCTTGTCATCTGGAAAGCTAGCCTGGGCTACATTAAAATTAAAGCTATAAGTTTCAACTGTAGTAGCGTTTGGACCATAATAAAAAGGATTTACTATTTTTATTCTAAAGCCATAACCGGGGTCTCCAATATTGCCAGGCCCAGTCTCAACAGCAAAATCTGCAGTTCTATTAACTCCCGTGCTGCTTGTAACTACAAAATCAGTAAGAATACAATTACTATCCGTAAGCCCACTCTGTAATATAGGTTGAAATAAATCAGTAACATAAGGCGAATCTGCTGCGCCAGTTCCAGTTCCAACTCCACTTGGATTTTGATTTTCAAAATGAGTATAAACAGGAGGGGTTATATCTATTGGTGCTTCTGTAGAGGTTGAAATTAATTCATTTAATCTACCTAACCAGCCCCATGTAGATGTTTCCCAGTATATTTCTAAATTAGATACTGTAGGCTCTGTTTCATAAACAGCTAAGATTGGAAACTCTGGATCACCATATTGAACATTAGCGTTGGGCACGGTTCTTTGGTCTCTTTGACCTATAGCTTTATCTGTGGATAATCTTACTAAATAAGGGTTAGTTTCATTTTGGTATATACTTAAACTTAGCCTAGAAGGATTATTGTCTAGCCCTGTGGGTGGATTTAAATTCTTCTCTTCAGGTATTTTAGCTATATTTAAAGCCTCCGCTATTTGATCAGCGCTATGTGATTGCCTTGCTGGAAAAAACTGCGAGTTATAAGGTTTAACTGTAAAATCATCATTTGTAACCCTACCATATAAAGAGACACTACTTCTATATTGTTTCTGCTCTGGGCCTACCTCTTGTAAATCTCTTGGTAATTTATTTATATTATCAGAAAATAAAGTTGTAAATGCCGTTGAATCACCCTCAATCGCAGGTTGCACAGGAGGGCCTAAACTATTTCCAGGTACAAAATTACTATAGCTTAAATCATATAGCGAATATAAAAATGAACAATCGTTACCACTACCAGATTGTATTACTGTTAATACATCACCAAAAGAATAACCAGAGCCAGGGCTGCTTATTGATACATCTGTAACAACACCAGTTCCCGCGTCTGTTTGGATAGTTACAGTTAAACCCGTACCAGCCCCGCCCACGGTTGGCAATGCTGATGCATTTGAATAACCTGTTCCGGGGTTTTGAATGGATGTTTGACTAGATCCAGCTGCAACCGCTATCGGCCCTGCTGGGTAACTATTAATTATTCCAGGAAGATATATATTATAATATGACTGCTCTTGCTGTTTTACTACAACTTTGTATGTATACCAACCCAAAGGATTCATTGCGCTTGAAGTATATTCATCATAAGAAAAAATACCGGGTGTTCCAGTCCCAACATTGTTATCTAATAAATTACTTCTATTAGAAACAATTGGTGAGTTAAATAAAACTTTAATAGAATCTCCTGGCCATTCCAATATTGATGACTCATTTAATTGTTGTCCCGGAAGCTCTTCTGATCTATAAGGCGCGTAAAATGTAGATCCTCCATAATTTATACCCTGTGATAGTATTCCGTCTGTAACCTCAGATAGTATAGGTGATGACGATCTTCCATATCTATCAGCTAAAACTATTGCTACTTCGTAATTTCTATTGTGTTTTACGGTATGTTGAGGATATTCTACTATTGAAGTGTAGCCTTTATCTACATTTTCATCGCTTAACGCGTACTTATCACTAAGAGCTACATTATAATTCAATGTTTTCGGTGGCGTTAACTTATTAACATAATTGCCATAAACAATTCTATTACTTATAACCTCTTGAGTTTTTGCTCTTGGTGGTATTTTATCATATACCCTAACTAAATCTTTTTCTGGTAAAGTTCTAAAAGGTTTTCTAACTTGATAATCATATTCAAAAAACTTGGCACTAGCCTGGCTTGTGATCTCGGCTATATCAATTTTTTCAAGAACCTGTACTGATAATGCGTCCGACTCTTTATATAATATTTCAATTTCTTTAACATGCATAAGTGCTCCCAGTTGGTCACATTGCATGAAATTATCCTGATCCGGAATATTAGGCGACGCTTCTAATGGAAGCGGCATAGGTATTCTTAACAGTATATTGTTAACTTTATTTTCCATAAACTTAACAAGCGTACTAGAAAAAGCTTCTTTTTCGTCACCTTCTAAAAAATATCCATCTTGCTTAGGAATAAAGGCCGCTTGTGTAAAAGGAGCCATTAAAGAATATTCGTTGTCGTCAAATTTAAACCTATAGCTAAATTTAACAAACTTGTCTTCTAAAAAGTCAGGGTCACCTGCATAGTTAGGATTATAATAAGGATTATCTGTTGTGCCGTCTGGCAATTTTTCACTTACCACATCACGCATTGTTGTTTCGTAGCTGGGCCCATTGATGTGTTCAGCATCATCGTATTCTTTCCATAATTGGATAGGCGTTATTGGTGCATATTTAGCTACGCTTACGTGATCTTCGTTTTTATAATAGCCCCAGTTATTTGTAGCGTGCTGGAGTTGATCCGCGAAGGTGTTTGAAACTGCATTAGATATATTTATTTTTCTTGGCTGGTTTCTATCATCAGTCCAAAACAAAAGATCCTCTAATATATTAGCGTTAATTATTTTTTGTGTTGTAGATAAATTTAACCACGCGCCCTCAACTAACACCTTTGGGGCTATACTCGGAGTAGAAAGGTTATATTCAAATATTGCGCATTGTCCTCCATTTGGATTTGCAATTGAACAATAATTACTTAGTTTATCAAAAGAAGTGTCAGTATAATTTGTTGCAAATAAATAAACCTTATCAGTATTTTGATTTGGCTCAACGCCTATTATAGTTAAGTTTGGTTTTATTGTTAGTACATCGCCATTTGCTATAGCTTCCGATGGAGTTGTTATAATTAAACCTCCACTATATCCACTAACATCCAATACCGTTGCTATAGGGTCTTGTGAGGTTGATGAAAATACTTCATACCCAACAGATATTCTATAATCACCATTGCTAACCCCAACATCTGAAACATAATCAAATGTATCTCCACTAAGATTTGAAATAGTTATAGTAAATGATGGCAGTAACTTTGCTATTTGACCATTACCTAAAATATCCTCTAAAGCACCTACATCATCACCTTCTGATCTACTGACCGCAATATTAAGACCTTCTCTATATTCTCCGTTTGGAACCAACCTATCGTCTAGGTCTTGGTTCATTTTAGATTTTAAAAAAGTGTTTTTAGCTTCAGCCATATTAATGTTTAATTATTTTAGATTTATTTCGGAAGACTTGCGTTATTTCCTCAATCTTAATATTTGAAAGCCTTATTTTAGCATTTCTCATTTTAGCGCTTTTATCGCGCTTAAATCTTTGGACTATATATTCGGGTTGCCCAGCTCTAGTTGATACGATAGAATGGCTTATATACGCATATAAAGCGTCTTCCGCTAGCTTTGGAATCTTAATGTCATCATCATATGCTAACCCGTCAGATATATATTCAAATGTTATTAATTTGTTTACCAAATCACTTGAAAAAGATATTTTGTTTGTTCTATGATCTATATTGAACCACCCATTAACCTGAGTTGTCTCTGGTGTTAATCCGTACCTTTGGCCAGCTCCAATACGGCTATAATCCCATTGATTAATATCTGCATCAATAAAAGCTTGATTATATGCCCCTGTTATTTTTTTAGTGTCATTAGACTTCCATCTTTCCTGAGTTATCGATGTCGTTTGAATATTGTTATTAAACCCATCTTGCACTGGCGTACCGTATGCGTCTTGCAGTGGAATATCAGTTGGCACACTAGTTAGTGTTGTCGGATATATAGGATGCTTTACGCCTAGCTTATCAACCCAAGAAAATTTTACGTAATTAACGTAGTCTTGAGGTATGGGCACAGAAAGATTATTTGGAACGGTCAGCTCCTGTGTTTTAATACTTTTTAGAACATCATAACTAAATTCTTGTAGTCCGCGTTTTGCATGAAATAGTATATCAAACTTTTTTGCAGTCTGTATAACTTTTCCATCACCAACATAACCTACAATATAGTTATCTACCAAATCCTCTAGTGTTATATATGCATAACTACCGTAATTTTGCTCTACGGTATTTCCAAATGCATCTCTATTACCATACTGCCCACCTGTTAAAGATTTTAATTGTATAACAAATATATTATTTTGGGCGGGTTTCACATTGAAAAAATCAACGGTGCTTTGTATTAAACCATCAACGCTTTCTATTACTCTAATATTATATTGATTAACCCATTCAGTAAATGTGGCGCCTCCATCTGTACTATTGTATACCTTAAAATTATTTAATGGATAATAAGGGTCTGATTGCTGCCAAGAGGTATCTGAACCCATGGAAAGCGGCGTATCAAATGTAGCTGTTGCACTTTCTAAATCTCCTGCGGTATTTTGAAAATGTTGCGATCCCGCGTAATATTGCCTATTGTTTTCAGTGATTAACCCCATTTATTAAGATTTTGCGTTAATTTGTTCTTTTTGTATTTCTGTGGCCGCTGCTTGTACTATTTGAGGGTCTCTAATTACAACCCCTGCATATAATAGTATTCTCATTATAACATTTGCCTGTTCGCTTATATGTAAATCAAAATCAACACTTGTTGTAGGGTCATATATATAAGCACCTACATTTGGATCTATATTAAAACTCCATAAGCAATCTTTTGGCGTTAATAGTAAATCAGCTTTAACCCCGAGAGGCTTGCCTAAGCCTGCAGCATCAGGATCTGGTAAAACTTTTATTTTAAAATTATGTGTTGTATAGGAGGTGCCGTTATAATCTGGTAAGTTATATATATAATATACAGGATTCTTTTTAGTTGGAGCCGTTAAACGCGATCTAGATATTTGATTGCATTCTTTTTTTGTAACTCTTTCACACACAGAAGAAAACTGGGCTGGCGCAGGCGTATTTGCATTAAGTAAACCCTGCACATTGTAACTTGCAATTACATTGCCTATTTGCCTAATATTTCTACCATTTAATATTGTTGGTGAATCTATGTAGTGATATGGCACTTGCTCCCCTGAAGAAGATGCGGAAGCATATGAAAACTGGGCATCATAGTATATAAGCCCATCAATTTTTGTAAGTGCGTTTTCGTAAGCGTTAAACCATTCAGTATCATTTTGAACATTTTGCTGGTTTTTTCTATTAAATTGATCAGCATTTGGGAAATAGCTATTATATATTTCTTGCTGCACCTGAACTCCTATATTGTTGAATTCGTTAGGTGTCATATAACCGCGCTGTTCTTTATTCAATATTAATAAGACTGTTTGGTATACTGTGTTTACGTTTATCACTTTTAATATTTTTTTTTAATATAGAGCCCACCCTAAGATGGGCTTATATTAATTATTACATGTTATTTCAGCTTTTTCTCTATAGACCTGTAAACTTCAACACCTTCGTCGGTTTTAAAGAATGCAGCCATTGCTGAATATGGATTTTCATCAAAAGGTACTGTCATTAACTTAGCACCATTGCTTGCCCACTTAAATGTTCTTTGATCTGGAGATAATGCAATGATACCCTCTTCTCTAGCTACAATAGCTATATTCCTTAGTTGTACGTTTTCATCATTTGCTAATTTTAAAAACAATACTGGGTTTCTTTTAGCAAAAAGCATAATGTCTCTTTTAAGTTCTTTTGAAGTCATATCACTTACTTTAGAACCAATCTCTGTTCTCATTATAGCTTCAGCCATATCTATCTCTATTTCTCTTGCGGCGTTTAGCGCATCAATTTGAACATCCAAAAAGTCTAGCTCATCTATAGCATCAGCAACCTTATCCATCTCCTCATATCTTTTTCCTCTACCAGGGTGATATAAAGACAAAAGCTTTTGCAAGGCTTGCTGTTCTTTTGGAACGTTTAAAACCCCATCTTTAAAAACTATGTGCCCTAATGTGCATTCTCCATTTTGTTCTTTAACAAATGGCGAATCTTGATTAGTAGCATATCTTATTTCGTGCTGTGTATTGGTTTCTTTATCCCAGTATAATAAAGGGAATCTTCTAGAATGTCTAGATTGTAATGTATAAGTTAAAGGAGATTTACCGTGTAGTAAATAGTAATTACGGTCTTTAAACTCCCACTCTGGTTTTTGAGGCTCTTGTTTTTTAGCCTTAGTCTTTTTTTGAGGTGCAACCTCAATAGTTTCTTCTGCTTTAGCTTTTTCTGCCATGATATAATAAAATAAAAATGTTAATAAAAGTAATAACTACCCCCGTTGATAAAACGAGGGTAATTACTACAGGATAATTTAGATTATACAGTGAACAATACGAAATTGTTTGCTCCTTGTACACATAAACATCTTTCTGATAAGAAGTGTACTTCCATCGCGTCTAGATCAGACGTAGCAGCACCAACAGAACCGGTAACCCAATTCTTCATTCTTCGGTCGTCAGCTTGTGATGCTCTGTATCGAACATGCAAGAATGGACGGCGAATGTTAGTACCTAAAATTTGATCGTAAACAGTAGAAGTTCCAGCTGGTACCAAAATACCTTGGATGTCTCCAACCTGAGAAGAAGTTAATCCGTCGTTACCTCCACGAGTAGAAGCGTCGTTCAAATATTTCCAATCAGTTTTGTAGAAATCGTAAGATCCTCTACGGAAACCACTAAATCCAAGATTCAATGCCATTTCTTCAGAGTTTTCAAATACTCCAAAAGAACTACCACCGCCATATACTGCGCCAGCACCTGTAGGAGAACCTACTCCAGATAACATATCGTCAAAAGCCAAATTAGAAATTCGGTTTAAGAATAACATGTTTTCTTCAATAGCCCCCTGAGTGTCTAGGTTTTGTAGAATCTCATCAAACGCGGCTAATCCAGTAGCAGCATCAAATCCAGCATTTACATTACCTCTCTCAGTTACAGCAGCAAAAAGACCTTGTGTACCTTTAGCTCCAGCGGTAGCGGCTCCAGATCCCTGCGCAGCTTTTTCGCCTTCAACCATTGACATTTCTAAGTAATCTTCAAAACGTAAACGAGTTTCAGATTCAGCTTTTAAATACCATAGGTAACCAGAAGTTCCAGCTTCAGTAGCAACTTCTACCCATCCAATCTGAGCTGTGTCAGAACCAGAAACAACATATTTGTTACGGATAATAATTGGTGAGTTAGAAAATTGTGTGAATTGAGGAGTAATAGAATTGTACTCTTCGCCTGCAACTCCACTGTCAACTAATGTAGATCCTTTTCCATATTCAGATCCATAAACAAATATCTTTAATCCAGTAGCGCCTAGCCCGCTTGTGTCAGCAGCTGTATATGGAGCAACGATAAGATCACCTGTTGTAGTATCAGAATTTGTAACTAATGCTTTAATCTCTGCGTTAGTAGCAGGATCCATAATAACAATAGTTTGGTTTTTAGAAATAACATTAGCAACATAATCCTTAGGATCAGCTGGGTTTAAATTTACAGGAATAGTAATTGTACTTACATTACCTACTACCGCGTTTGTACAGCCAGAGTAAGAAATGTGTAATCTATTCTGCTCAGACCAGATAACTTGGTCAGATGACATTGGCATTTCAGCACCTACCATACGTAAGAAGCCAGATAGAGTACGATTTCCGTATCTTTCTACTTCCGCTTCGTATACTTCAGGTAAGTATTGTTCTGCGAATGCAACAGTAGTTCCGTCTGTGAAATTTAAGTAATTTCCAGAAAGAGCTTGTTGTTTTTGACTTGGAGTAATATCTCCAAATTGGGGTGTTAATACACTTGCCATAATAATTAATTTTTAAATTGTTTCTTTTTTATTTTTAATTTTGTAGAATCAGAGCCACTGATAGACCTAACCTTTAACCCATTAACAAAAACACTCCCTGGCGTTGTTTGTCTAACGTCATCTTTAATATTGTTAGACTTTGCTGTAATTTCTTTTACAGCATCAGCTTTACCTTGTTCGTAAAAATGTTGGGCAATGGTATCTGCGTTTCTAGCAGCATACAAAGCTTTGTGATAGTCAGCGTAATTTTTAACTGTACCCTTGTTATTTAGAAACTTTCCAATAACACTTTTTAGGTCAGACTGATTTTCTTTAACAGCATTAGCGTCTTTTACAGAGTATCTAAATTTCTTTTCGCCTACATTGAAATCAAAACCTTTGAAATCGTTTGAAAAGAAATTATTATTTTCATTTAAAAAAGCTTCTCTTGTTTTAGCTTGTACTTGCTCATCTTCTTTATACCTATTAAAAAAGTCCATAGCTTTCTTCTGCTCTTGAGTAACGCCCGGTCTCAACTTGATCTCGTCGTAATATTTACTCTTAAGCCCTTCCAAATAGTTTCTGGCTTTTCCAATCTCTTCTTTATACGCAATCTTTTTTTTGCGTACATCTCTTTCATCATCGAGTTCTTCATCATAAGAAAAATCTTCTAATAAAAGATTAACATCTTCCTGATCTAAGTAAGGTTTTGTTTTAGCGTAATACTCTTTTAATAGAGCAACATCATTAATGTTTTTATAATCCGCATTTAACCTAACATAGTCTTGCAGAGTGCCTCCAGTGTCTTTCATAAAGTCTACAACTTTTTGAATATTTTCTGGTAACTCTACACCTGTTTCTTCTTTTTGTTCTACAGCTTGTTCAACTTCAGAAGATAGTTTATTAACTACCGTTTCTTCTGGAACTTCTTCGTCTGTAATTTCTTGTATTATCGGTTCTACCTCTTGTTCTTTGGTGTCCCGTACTTCTTCAGCCACTTCTTGGCTGCTGCTTTCGTTTTTGGGTTGTTCGACAACAGCATTGCTGTCATCTGTGCTTTGCTCTTGAACGGCATTGTCTTCTTCTTTTATTACTACCTTTGTAACATCTTCAGCTTCAGCTGGCTTACTTAAATCTACCTTTATAGGTTCATTTTCTTTATTAGAAAATTTCTTAGGCTTTTTAATTTTAAAATCACCTTCTTGTTTTACTTGTGTTGACATAATATAATATAATTAAATAATTAAGTGTTTGATTTATTTAGGTTCAAACTGTTCTAATCCAAACCCGCCTAAAACATCAAATCCGGAAGATTCAAAGTTTTTTGGAGGTGTGTTGTTTTGTCGCTGACTAATAAGCTCACTTTGCTGTGAAGCAACTATTTTGGCTCTGTCATCTTTGCGATCTTCTTTACTGTTTTCTTTATTAATTTGAGCCATTGACGTAGCTTGAGCTAATTGCATATTATAATTAAACTCCTCGGTCATAAGCTGCTTTTTAATATTAGCTTCCTGCTGTAGCTTTTGAACGTCAAACTGCATTTTAGCTTGTTCTAACTGTATTTTTTGCTCTGTTAAAACTTGTTGTTTCTGCGTTTCTGCTAATGCTGTTTGCTGTGCCAGTTGAGCGTTTGCTTCTGCTTGCGCAGCAATATTTGCTTGCTGAGCTTGTTGATCTCTTTCTGCTTTTTGACGTTGTTTTACTTTTAAAAGCTCATTTGCGGTTTTTATATTTTTTATATTTCTTATATCTATAGCATCTTCTAAGCCTATAGACCCCGCAGATAATGCAGTTTGTATATTACCCTCAAGTTGAGCTCTTTGCTCTTCGTCCGGCTCAAGTTCTAAGAATATACCAAAATCATGTATTTGTAACTCTGTTAATTCTTCTAGCGTACCTACATTGTAATTACTTATAGACTGCTTAAGAGATTGCGCCGTTAATGGAAACGCTAAAGCATCCGAGATTCTTAATGCAATATTTTCACATGTTGACAACGTTATAAACGCTTGCGCTTGCAATATATGTCTGGTAGCGGTATTTGAATTTGCCGCTGCTATTTTTTGTAATCCAACTAAAGCATTTTTATCAGGCATAGCCCCGTCTCTAGCTTCGTTTAATCCGGTTACATCGCGTATCATTTGTAAATAATACTGATATGTATTTATTAAAGCACTTAGCTTGGCTTGCCCATTCGATGTTTGTAATTCCTGAATTGGAACTTTACCTCTATTTATATCACCATCCTGCGTCAAGCTTCTACCTACAATAGATCCTGTTTGGAAATACATATTTAGTGCCTCTGCCGGATTGTAGTTTGTTCCATTGCCAAGATCAACTTCGGCTAGACCGTCCATATCTAAATAAACACCATCTGGTACCATTCTTGATAATACCTGTTGCATTTTTAAATGCGTTAGCTGTATCATATCGGCAAAACCAGTAATTCTATTTACTAAAGAATCTATTCTACCCTTGTACATTCTTGGTGCGCAAATAGAATAATTCATCTTTACTTTTGTAGTATCTGCAAAAGGACGGGTCATATTTTCAGCTAATTCCCATCTTAGCATAAACTCCTGCCCTAAAATTTTTGCTCCAGAATATAAAACCTCAATAGATCTTGATACTCTTTCAAAGTTATCATTTTTAGGTGGATTAAAAGTATCTGGCTTTTCTAAAGCTTTTTCTAATCCTTGATCTGTTTTCTTTATTTTAAACACTTGATCGGAATATGTTTTATATTCAAAATACAAAACATTTACTTGATCATCATTGCCGTCATTACCATTGTACCCTCTTAAATAATTAGTTGAGGTACCGTATTTATTTATTTCCTCTAGTTGTTCCGGTGTTAAATGAGGAAATTGTTTTTTTAACTCTGCTATTGATATAGTTTTTACCTCTCCTGCGTAATATATATCTTGAAAGTTTGGATCTTCTGTGTAAGAATAAACCAAACTAGCGGGATCTACATAATCAACAGTAATGCCATTAGAATTATTAAAGCAGGTTTTAGTAGCTCCAATTCCTAATGTAACTAAATCATATATTACTCTTTTTCTAATTTCATCATATTTATTAGAATCTAAAATAGTATCTATAGCCTGCTCTTCAGCAACTTCAACAGCTTCTTTAAATTCTAATTGCATTTTTAATGATAACTCATTTAGATCTTTTGGTAGCTTTTCTTTATCGGTAGAATACATATTAACACCTAAAGTGCTTTCCATTTTTTCTAAAAACTCTTTAGCTACCATATCACGCATTATTCTTTCAGCGTAATTAGTTCTTTTCTTTAAAGACTCTGGGTCCTGTGCAAATGCTTTTATTTCATAAGATCTTTGCGACATACCATTTACTACTATATCAACAAATTTTGATAGTATTGGTACTGGTTTCCAGTCTAAATTTAAATAAGATAAATCACCATTTATTGCTAACTCATCTTTATACTTTTGTATTGATTGCTCACCTCTGGCATAAAGCTTAAGTCTATGGTAGTTTTGATAATTGGTTATAAAGCGATCACCACCGGCTCTATTGCTTTTAAACCATTCGTATTCAATAGCCCTACCGACTTTTACACCATATTCTAATGATTGCTTTTCTTCATCAGGTACCACCTGATTTGGAAATGAACTGTTATAACTAGTTGTAATCATTTATATTATTTTTGAGCTATACCCGTTATTGTTATATTTCTTAATTCCTAGATCCATTGATTTTAGTGTTCGTTTTGGAACTGGTCTATATTTGTTTTTATTACACGCCATTATGGCTAACCCTGAGCTTATAGTTGCATCGTGCTTAGTACGATTATTAATATTAAACTTTGCCCAGTCTTCCAAGGTTTTTTGAAAATACATATTTCCGTAACCCTCATCTTTAAGCCCCACATGATCTTCTATATAAGCTTCTATTGCCGCAGCGTGCGCTTGTTTTATATCTTCGCTTGAATTGGGCATACCACCTATTTCGCGTTCTGTTACTGATAATTTATTTAAAAGCTTATCCGGTCTATTCATACTAAAGCCTCTGTAACCCCTTCTTTTAAAATGATATAAAAGTCTAGGTTTATTATTCTCAGCTAATATAGGCATCCCATAAAAGATACAAGCCATTAAAACGTCTTCAAAAAATATATCAGCTGTTTGAGGTCTAGCTATATATTCTAAAAAAAATGTATTAGCAGGAGCGTCTTCCATGCTAAATTTTGTTAACCCATGCAGCGCACCCTTAGAACCTTTACCGTCAGTTGTTCCTGATATATCATAACTGTCACATCCAAAAGCGCCCATATGTTCGTTGCCGGGGTATTTAATACCATTTTTTATTATGATATTGTTTTGTTGTAAAAGGTTGGGAATCCAAGATATAAAAAATCTTCCGTCTTTAGAAGGCGCAAATTTTACTTTAGAATCTTTAACACCATTTTCCCAATAAAAATTACCTTGTGTTACCACGTTTGAATTTCTTAAATCTTCATTATAATCTATCTGTTCATATATCTTAGTTAAATTAAATAAAGATTGCTTAGCCTCATCTCTAAAAGCGTGTTTTTCTGTACGCGGAAACTGTCTGTAAAATTCATTTAAACCATCTTGGTCATCTTTTAAACCCTCAACTTCGTTGTTCCAGTATTCAATTACACCTAGTTTTATTTTTTCACCGCCAGGTCCTTCTACTGGTTTTTTAGGCGTGTCGAAGACAGGTAGGCCATAAGAATCAATATATCCTTCGTAGTTCCATTCCATAGGTATGAACAAAGAATATAATCCCGAACGAGTTTGTCCATTTGCATTTCTTTTTGTGGCGTCTGAATCTTCATAAAGTTTTCTAAAATTTTCACCACCTTTATCTAACGAGTTAGATGTTGACCCCATCATACATTTTCCAACAATTCTACTACCTAGCCTTAATGTTGTTTTAGTAACACGCCAGTTGTTTAATATATTATCAGGTCGTTCCCATTTACCTGATTCGTCGTGTACTAATAATTTTAATTTTTCACCATCATAACTATTGTCACCGGTATTTTTCCAATCAATAGTTGTATCTAATCCTTCGAGCTCTTCGCCTGATTCGTTTGCTTCAAGTTTCCTCCTTGTAAGTTTTGATGCCGGTACCCTGTATGCAAGCTCTGTTTTCGGCCTGTCCATTCCGTCCTGGATGGGTTTGAAAAAGAACGGGTAGTTGACTGATATAGGTACGACTTTATCTGTGAACATTTTCTTAGCATCGGCTCCAGACTTAGACAAGATGCCAAACCGTGCATCTGACGTAATTGTTGCCATATTAACGGTTTCCGCCGAAGACATGAAAGAAAACCCGGAGCGGCGGTTTTTAAGATAACACATTCCGTAAGATCGTGGGTCTGCTTTACAAGCTTCCCAGAATATAAAGAATAATCTGTTTGACTCCCTAAAGTCTGCTGCCCCAACATCAATCTTGGACCACTGCAGGTACATATAGTGAGTGCCAGTAATATATGTATACTTATTTTTGTTATAAAACCAAAACCCCTTTTCGCGCCTTTCAAACTCTTCGTCAATATAGTCATACCATTTATTTTTAAAGTATTCAGGCTTAGCCTCCCAGTCCCTAACGCTTTTTATTTTATTTAATTCTTTTGGGTATTCCAATCTTTTCCATTTCTTATTTTCATGCTTCACTCCAGCCGAAAACAAGGGTAAGGCTATTTTTAAATTTTGTATTTCGTATATATCTCCAATTTGCCCAGTCTTGCTTATGATAACTATATCATAGTCTTCATTGTACCCATATTCCCATTTTTTAGATTTGTTATATTTTTTAATAACACTTTCTTTTATATGGTCAGGAAGTATTTTATATAAACTTTGCTCGTACATTACTTAGATCTACCTTCTGCAAAGCCTTTAAAACTTGCTTGTCGGCTATTTGCTTTATCGTTTTCTAAATAGCCTCGTTCTTCTTCAATTCGATTAAGTATTTCAAAGGCGTCAAATATAGCTAGTTTTTTGGTCGCTGCCGCGTTTTTAAGCCTGTCAGCTGATATATCATCATCTGAATCAACAATAGCCTCTTTAGCTACTTTAATTAATTCCTCAACTGCCCGTTGCCCAGCTTGGATTATATTCTTCTTCGTTTCCTTTACGTTCATACTTAATTACAATATCATTAGATTTCATACAATATAGCCTTTGCTTATTAAAAACAAATTCAAATTCTCTCATTGGCTTAAAACCAACTAAATCGCCTTTATTTATATTTAAAGACCTAAGTTCTTTATTTGAATATTTTAATATACCGATAAGAGGTTTTTCAAAGTTAATTGAAAACATTGCGTCTTCTTTAATTGGGCTAACAAAACAATAATTCAAATGAGGAACCCACTCGTTACCCCGCTTATGCATATAAATCTGATCGGGGTATGCAAAATACAAATCTTCTTTAAAATAAGTACTGCTATTTTTTTCTTTTCCATTAATGCCATAATATCTTCTAAAAACATTATGATGTATTAATACCTTATCACCAACTTTAATTTGTGTTGGAAAATTTTTAGGAATAGAAACAACAATAGCTTCTTTATTTATATGACGAAAGCTTTCTATGTTTGTGTTCGTAATTAGTGAGTCTTCGCCAACGCTAACTTTATTATTGTATCTATCACCCTCGGGTTTTACAATAAAACAATCTAAACTTTGCATTAATATTCTAAATCATACTCAACGGATATAGCCATGTTAGAATTA